GTTGTATCAAACGTACCAGTAATACGATTAGTATACGTCGTATGCGTACCAACAACAAACTTTAAAGCAGCCACATTATTAGCAAAATTAATTGAAGAGCCATTCTTAGTTGTAGAAACCTTAAACTCGTTCGCAGTCAAACCACTAGAAATAACAAAATAGTTCTGACCAGCATCAAACTCCGCAGAACCACCATCATCAGTAATCGTAATACGATAACCAGCCTTCAAACCATGATTATTAAGAGTAAACAAATCATTATTATGCGCAAATGAAGCCGTCTTCTCAGTAGCATTAGTCACACCAAGCGTACACGAATTAACCGCATAATCGCCCTCACCAGTACCACCGCGCCAATAATACAACAAATTCTTATTAGACGAAGACGCAACACCATAATTCTCAAGCAAACCAATAAACACGCCACCACCAAGCGCAGGCCGCGAAAACACAACAGTATCATTACGAACACTAGCAATCTCACAAAAACACGTCTTACGATACTGAGAATCATAAAACAACACGCGCGTAGTAGTACCATCAGTAACCACAATACCAATAACATTCTCATTATCAGGATTACGAGTGCTCACAACACCAATAACCCGCTCCTCATCAGCACTAGGCTGAGAAAACGCAGTGCCAGTCTCATTAAACAAGTCTAGCGTCGTATAAGGAGCACGACGACGAAGATACCCAACACGATCATACAACACATCCTGCGACCAACGAACAAACGTCTCAGGAATAAACGAGCCGGGAGCGGCCTGATTCATACCATTAACCGCACCAACCTGATTAACAAACGTCAACGACAAGGCCACTCACCCCCTCTTCTAATAAGACCAATCATACGAATCCGACAATACATGCACACGATCCGTACGATCATACTGATTCATCCAAACATCATTACGCATCTGCTGATACCGCTGCTCAAACAAATTCTGAAACAACGACGCCTGCGGATCATCATTCACAAGAAACGCCTTCACAAGAGCACCATACACAATAATACTATGATGCCGACTAGGCAACAAAAACCCGCCAGTATCAAGGGTCTCAGTAGTAGCACGCGGCGTCTGAAGAAAATACAAACGATACGTCGTATTACCACTCACAGCAGGATACACAAACAAATCCTCACCAACAAAATAATACCGATCAGGCGTCCCACTCGGATCAAGAACCCGATAATTCTTCTCAATCGTATCATTCCGCTCAGGCGTCATAATAATATCATTATTCTTATCCACAAACGACAATACACTACCAACAAAATACTCAGTAAACGGAATAAGAACAGGATTCGTCAACGAATTATCAAGAGTATTATTATCATTGCGAACCTTCAAAGAACCGCCACTCGTCATCTGCGTCGTCCCACTAGGCGCCACAAACTCAAGTGTCTTCTCCAAAAAAGGCCAAGGCTCACGAGTAACAATATCCAAATACGACTCGTTAAGAAGCAACAACTTCTGCGAATCCTCAAAATCCTCAAAACCATACAAATCCATCTGGTCATACATCTCATCAAGCGTCACTCGCAACACCCCCCTTCGGAATATCATGCTTAATAAACTCTTTCACAACAGGACTCTTACCATGCTGCCGAAGAAAATGCTCCACAACCTCGGCCGACTCCTCAGTCGCCTCATCAGCCGCATCACGAAACTTCTTCTTATAATCCTCTTGAGACTTCACAATCTCATCATAAATAGCCCAACCATGCCGCTTAGTATCAGACCTATGCACAAGCCGCATAACCTCATCAACTGGCGGCAACTCCTGCCCAAATCCAATCACAGGATACGCAGGCTCAGGACGCGGCATCTTAATAAAAACACACCAATCCCAAGTATCCGCATTCCGCGCAAAAAACAAACGCTCATCATACTCACGAACCGCGCGATCAATACGCATCTCATCAAAAGACATTTCACCATGCCCCGGAATATAAATACCCTTCATTAGCAATCCCACGCCCTCAAACTCTTATTAATACGACTATTCGGATCATTAGCAGTCTTAGCACTAGTCAACTTAGCCTTCATACCCCTCATCCGCGCACAAAACGACCTACGTCGTGCAGCAGCCTTAGGAGACTTCTTCGCCTGAGCCATCTTTACAGGAGGCTTCAAACCCGGCTTCCCCGGATTAGCACGATTATACGAAGCCCTACCAGCCGCATTCAAACCACCCTTAGGATTCTTACCAGCCTTACGCTGCCAAGCCGGAGACTTAGCCATAACTCACCCCCTACGACGACGATAAAACCACTTCAACTTATACTTCCAATGAGCAAAACCACTCATCACTTACCCCGCTTCATCTTATTTAACGTAGCATTAGCAATAGCATAAACCTTACCCTTAGGCCACGACGGATTCTGCCGCTCAAGAGCAGAAACAATCTCCTCCAGTTTCTTAGGCATATCACCCTCCCCTAGCAGCCTTACCAGCCGCCTTAGCAGCCCTAGTATTAGCCACAAATTGACGACCAGCACGATCACCAGCCAACTTCTTACGATTAGTAGCCGCCTTCTCAGCAGGCGACAAACGCTTCCACGCAGCATCAGGCAAATACCTTACCGTACCACCCTTACGCTTAGCAGGCTTACCATCACTAGTACGCCACTTCTCACGAGTCCACTTAGACAAACTCTGCTGAGCCTTAGTCTTAGAACCCGAATAACCACCGCCAGCCTTCTTATACCTAAGAGTCGCTAACTGTGCTTTACGCGCACTCCACTCACCCGGATCACCGCCCTTAGAACCAGCCTTAACACTAGCAACAATACGCTTCCATAACTTTTCATTTGTACGAGCCACAGTCACCTCCCCTCATGTGAGAATAGGGAGGGGCCGAAGCCCCTCCCTAAACAAATTACACGCCAGCGTCAGGCGAAGCATCCACCGTGATCCCCGAGAGGACACAATGGTTGTTACGCTTAGTAACACCAAGGTTCATGTACCGCGTCATGACGGCCTCAAAGGCGTCATAACCGGCGACCTGCCGAAGCGTCTGACCATCAGCATCAAGGAAATGCCAATCCTGATCCGAGAACACCTTGATGGTGGACTCGTCAAGCATGTACAGGTTACCGTACGGAGCATCAATGTCCGCGATAACCGGCAGGCCAGCATACGCAATCGTCTGGAAACCAGCGACATAATTGTACGACTCAGGATTCACATACATCACGTCCTGATTCAGCAGGTTAAAGATCTCGCGCTGCACGCCAAGCGACGTGACCATGACGGACGGCTTGCCGCCCTCAAGGCGGATCAGGTTGAGGCCCTGCTGAAGATCGTCAAGAGCAATCGCACCAACAGACGTGATGCGCTTGTTATCCCAGAACGGCTTCGCCGCCGGGTCGATCTCACCAAACGCCTCCTGACCAACCGAAACGATGCGACGAAGACCGTCAACCTCGTTCGACCGCGAGCCAGTAGCAAGAACACCGTTATCCACACCAGCGCCCGCGCGGAACACGCGATGCGACGAAGTGGTCGAAACGGCAGAACCGCTGATCGTGATCGTGCCGTTCGTGTAATCAACAGCCGTGATCTGAACACCAGCAGCCACGTTATCAACATTAGCAGTAGAACCAATGTCAATAATCATACCAATGTACAACTGACCCTTGCGGATCGCCTCCTTACCATCAGAACCAAGCGTGACCGTGGTCGAAGAAGTCGTCGTACCACAATCACAAATGATCGCCTCGCCCTTGGCGTACACCTGACGAGCAAGATCCTTCTGAAGATCATTGCGAACACCATCCAACTCGCCCTTAAGAGCCTGAAGGAAAGCGCCAGCCTCGTTCTTGGTCTTAGCCATCGACGGGCCAGTCACCTGAACGCGACCATACAGGTACTTCAGATCGTACACGGCCTTGTCGTAATCCTGATTGCCAGCGGTCGGCAGAGACGCAGCCTCAGCACGAGCACCAATACCACCGGACCGCGACGTATGAAGCGGAACATACGCCCGCTTACCGACCAGATCCTCCGACTTCGCGTTAAGACGCGAAAGCAGAAGCACCTCATTATTCAACTGCTCAGCAACCGGCCCAAGGTAATACTCCTTGAGAATGTCGCTAAGCGTACTAAGATTAGTCCCATTAGTAAGACTCATACCTATAACACCTCCAAATTAGGAAATGTTACGAACAACCTCCATAGCCGCCTTATGCGCCTCATCAACACTCTTAAAGCCCTGATGCGGCACACTAGAAGGCGCAGCAGGAGCCGGAGTCAACCCATGCGGAACCTGCTTCGACTGCAAATACGAGCCAAGCAAACGCTGCTGCAAAGCATGATAATGCTCAGCCGCAGCCATAAGATCCCCATCATGAGCATACGCAAGACTATAAATAGACTCCAAATCATCATCCGTATACTGCGGATTAGACGTACGAATCGTATTCTCCATAGCCTCCAACTCAGCAAGACTTTCCTGCTGAGCCTGATGCTGAAACATCTCCTCACGAAACGCCCGCATCTCCTCCAACTCCCTAGCCAACTCGGGCGGAAGGCCCTCGTAACTAGAATCAACATTCGGAGCATCCGCCACAAAACTCTGGCTACCGTCGGGTGTTCCCACACTCTGCTGAATCTGCATCGCCACCTGCTGCGCAAACGACGGGTCAGTATTCAACTGCTGCAAGAATCCGACTGCTTGTAGAGCAGTATCAGGATCAACCCCTGCTTCGGAGAACGACTCGTACTGACGCCGCAACTCCGCAACCTCCTGAGTCTTGCGAGTATAATCAGCCTGCATAGACTTATACACCGCCTGCATATCCTCAGGAAGCACATTCGGATCAAAACCCGTAAAGGATTCAACCTCAGGCTGATTATCCCCAGTAGGCTCGTCCGACACGCTCGTCGCCAAATCAACAGACTCATCCGGCAACTCGCTTGAAAGCGCATTCAAAGCGCCCTCCATATCAATACCATCACTCATGGTATCCTCCCATATCCAACGACTCCGGCTTATTCCGGTTGGTCGCTAATCATTCACAACAACACTCTCAGCAGTGATCTCAACAACCTCAGCAGCACGATCATTAGCCGCAGCCACAAGATTATCCGCAAAACCACTCATCAACTCCTGCATCTCCTCGCGCGTAGGAAGCGTATGCACCGTCTCCGTACGCTTCGTCGCAAGACCAGACGCAAGCCGAATCTTATCATCCATAATACCAACAACAGTCGCAATAGCAGACAACTGCTTCGACTCTGCCTGTGGAATAAGTTCCTCCAACTTCTCCATCGCCTGCTTACGCACACGACTAGCATGATCGACAAACGCATACACCTGTTCATCAATCTTACCCATCACCTTCTCAGGAGGGCCCGAAGACTCCCACTCCTTAACCCAATAACGAAGCGTCCCATGAGGAACCCCCGTATCACGCGAAGTCCGACGAACATTACGCTCATTCGAAACCCACACCACATACGCAGCAGCCTTATCCTCATCAGTCCACTCAATCCTACTCATTACGAATAGCCTGCCTCTCCCGCTCAAAACGCAACTTCTGATTATCCATCATTTCTTGATCCATCATCCGCATCATAGTCTCCTGCTGGAACTGACGCATATCCGTCCCCAACTGGTCCTCAGCATTCGGCTTATCCTTATTATCAATAACAACAGTATCAAGCGGAGGCTCAAGAAGCGTCTGCGGAGTAATATTCTTAACACCAGAATTCGTAAGAATCTCACTACCAGCCGTAGGCCCAACCGCGCCACGCAACTGAAGCGACACACGCGGAGGCTCACCCGCAGGACCAGTCTCAGCCTGTACAGCCTGCTGCGTCAACTCAAAATGCTTATAGAAATTCTGCTTCACCTGAGGCGGCAACGACTCAAACTCAGCACTCTTCATAAACTGCGCATGAGTCTCCAAATGCACACCCTTATTCTCATACGCAAGCGGCCGCAACCCAGCATCAATACTCTCCTGCAACAATTGCGGATCAACCTGACCACCCTCAAGCATACTCATCATAAGCGCCTGCTGAGCCTTCTGCGCCTCCTGCTCATTCACAGCAAGCCCATCCAACAACCGATCATGCTCACGCATAGCCTGCTCCTCATCAGCCTCAAACTGCATCTGAAGACTCTTAAAATCAGCCATATCAAGATACTTATACGCCTTCGTCGGCGACAAAATACCCATCTGCAACAACTGCAACACGCGAGCCTGACGACCAGCACGAGTACGCGGCAAACCACTACCAGCCTCAACCTTAACACTCACACCCTTAATAAGATCAGCAGACTCAAACCGCTCAACCTTAGGCTTCGAACCAGACCCACTAATAATCATCGTACGAGGCTCAGTATAATACTGCTGCGCCAACTGCAACATCATATTACCCGCACGCTCAAGACTCTTCTCCATAAGCATAATCTGCGGAGCAAGCCTATCCGTAGCAGCCTCCTGCAACAAATCAATCGCCACACCAGCCTCAACATTCGGAGGAACACTACCCTCCACAATCTCATTAAGACCAAACGCATCCTTCAAACGATTACCAAGATCAATCAAATGATCCCGCACATACGCAGGCAACCCCGGAAGAGGAATCGACTCCGGAACCTTACCAGCAACAGGATTATACTCGAAAATAGCACCCGGCTCGTCCGTAATACGCTGACGCAAAGAACCAACCGGAGCCAGCATCTGCGGCTTCAACGTAAGATTCTTATACTCAATCATCTGCGACAACGTACGATTCAACTCCTTCTGAAGCGGAATCGCATGCTCAACCACACTCTGATCCCACAACTGCCCCGGCACACGAACACCCGGAAACTTCACAAGAGGCAACTTCTCAAACGGATACGGCCACGG